TCACCTCCTCATTAGGCATGAAAAAAGACACCATATTTCGGTGTCAGCGTAATCTAACTTTTTTAATTTTTAATGTAACAGTCACATCGTTACATTTAAAGTTATAAGTGTTATATTAACTTGTCATTTTCGTTCGTATTTTCACCTTTGTATACGCACAAAAAGGACACTTACAGCCACGATGGAATCACGTCATCAATAAACAACTCTCTCTTAGGTTTTGCGATGCCGATAAATTGCTTATGGCATTCCCAAAGATCCATCAGGTATCCTATAGGCATCAGCCACACCTCATCTTCTTTACGATTGAGATGGGCTGTGCCGTAGTAAATCAGTCGGGTAAATAACTCCTCATCACTTACCCGACTACCTCGTTTTTTGAGGCTTCACTCTCCACATTTCTCTTGGTTCCCTTCATCATACTGGCCATGATGGCATTCTTATAGCTTGCCAGATCAAAAGGTGTGGTGAGAAGTTCTACTTCATCTTCGGTCAGGATCTCTTTTTTCTGATCCTTATTTCTGATGTTGTGAATCAAGATGGACTGATTGGCCAGAAGCGTAATCAGCCACACGATCTCATCAAGCGCCATTTCAAAGTTCTCTGTTTTCATAAGCTTCTCGCCCAGGTTCTCAAGACCTCCATAACGTCCAGCAATTTCTTTTGTCGCTTTCGTAGTCAGCACCAGTTTAAATTCTGTCCCACCGATTTCTATGGTGGCACTTCTATCTTCAGCCGCTTCAGTAAGTTTTACATTTTCATCCGCCATTTATCTTCCCTCCATTAAGATACGATTACTGTTGCTACATCAGTGGTGACAGGATCCGCTCCACTTAAATTCAGCACACAGTAGTAGTAATAGGTATCTGCCAGAAGATCCGTTGGGATATCAAAGCTGGCAGATGTTTCTCCATTAATTGGTGTACCGCCTGTAGAACTGTCGATGGTGTTTTCATACCACTGATACGTTACAGGGTTAGACGTATTGGAGCTTGCAACCACAGAAAGGCTTCCCGTAATACTACCCGCTGTCACTTCTGTGAGGGCTGCTGGCTGAGTCGTAATGGTAATCGCCGGTGTTACCGGAGTAAAGTCCGGTTCATAAACAGTGGTAAACCATCCAGAAATGGTCGATGGTGCAACACCGATGTCTCCCTCAGTGACTTCTGCTTTCCACGGATGCTTATTCTCACCATCCAGTTTGTTTCGCCTAAAGACCGTTCCTTCTATGGTGGGACTACTAAATGTAATGGAGTCACCTTTGGTCGCAAGGCTGGTGGCCGGAACGCTGAAGATAACTCTATAAAGCCAGAAGTATCTGTACCTTCCGTTGGCCTTCTTGGCACGAAACCCGATGGCTACAGGGCTTCCTCCATCTTCGCTTCTTGAAACCACCACATTGTTGCTGTCGATTTTACACCCAGTCAAATCCTGGGCCACCAATGATCCGATATCATCGATTCCAAGTGTCAGTGCGCCACTTTTGAATTCCTTGACCACTTCTGAAGCACCGTCATCTGCATAAAGAATCGCTTCAATCAGCTCCACACTCAGTTCTGCTGTCATGGCTTTTGCCAGGACTTTCGGTGTGCCATAGGTTTCGATGCCATTTTCATCTTCAGTGATCTTGGCGTAGTATAGACTATCGAGTCCAATTGTTGCCATATTCTATTCCTCCTTCAAAATAGCTGAGTCAACTTCAGCTAAAAATCTAATTCGTAAACTTTTGCCACATCGATGGCGAAGTGGTGAAAACCAGTATCTTCTTCATATCCTAGATACCTTCTGTCTGTTATGATAAAGCCTGCTCTAATAAGAACACTAACGACTTCATTCTTTCTTGCCTGGTAGTTGCCTTTTGAAAATAAGGAGAGGCGAACTTCCTGCAGTTCTGCACTTGGCAGATCATCAGCATAATGGTCAAAGATATCACTCATAGGAGTAAGGACCAGATATTCATCTGGTGCCTTTTTACTAAACACGCCCGTTTCAATGGGAATCCCTAAAGGCTCAAGGACCTCGCCTATATCCTTCAAAATACTGTTATACACGACCTTCGCCCTCCTTCCTTTTAGATTTTGCTGATCTCATCATCCAGCTTTCTTTTCATTGCTTCAATGCAGGCATTTCGACTGGCTGTTTTCGCCGGTTTTAAAAATGGCTTAGCCGGCTGACCAGACTTTCCATACTCTAAAATGTTGGCGATCTTAGCATTTGACTCCCCATCTTTTCTTGGTTCATCAAAGCCCACCTTCACATTGTAATTCCCATCTCGATCCACACCAGCAGGGGTAACCCCGAGAGCGTCAATCAGCTCTCCTGTAGACCTTGACGGAAGTCTTGTGTCACTACCAATGGTTGCCTGTAGATTGGCTTTCACTTTGGCTTTCACCACTTCGCCACCAGCTTCCAGGACCTTTGGAATGATTTCATCGGTCTTTTCTGCCAAGGTGGATACTTTTAAAAGAAAATCCTCTGGCATTTTGTAACTTCCTCGTGCCATGAAATCACCTCCTAGCCCTTTGCGGCTTCCAGCTTTTCTGCTGCTACTTCTAAATAAAATCCCATTATAACCTCAATGCTTAAGACTTTGTACTCCCCGGTATCACAGCGGATCAGCATTCCTGGTTCAATCACCACATCAGGAATCCGTCTGAACTGAAAGGTGGCATTAGCTTTGGTGTAGGCGGCCATATTGGCCCACTTTCTTGAACCGTGCCTTTCATCCCTGTATGCACGAACACTGGCGATCAAATTTTCTCCCTTAGAAGAGAATCCTTCATCATCCTTGATGGGAATCGTATCGATGATGTCGATCCGGGTGTTCATCTTCCCAAAGCTCATACCCTTCACCTGCCTTTATTGCTTTCTCCTCATATCCATGACTCCGATCCTTTCGTCTGCCTTTTCTGTAGCATCTTTTCTGGCGTTTTCTTCTTTTCTTCACCCATAATCTTTTCATCAGACCTGCCACTCCTTTCCCATGCGTAGAAGCAGATGCACCGTCTTCCACACCTGTTCTGAAGCACTGACATTGTCATTAAAAAAGCCACCGGTGGAGCCATCGCGACTCTCATAAAAATGAGAGGCCAGCATAATGACTCCTTGCTCGGTAGCAGGTGACATGGTGTTTTCTTTATAAAAGTCCGCCCCTAGATGCTGATAACCTTCGGCATAGCTGATGGCGGCAGCAATCACACCTTCCAGTAAGGCATCATCCTCATCATGGGTTACAATGAGATTTGCTTTTACCTTCTCAAGAAGTGCCATCTACCATCACTCGCTTTCCATGAGGCCAGCGGTTTTTAGCTTTAAAAGTAAGGCATTGAAATCTGCAACCAGGTCCGCCACATCCACAGCGGTGCTGTCTGCTTGAACAGCTGCAGGTTTCAGTTCCGTACCATCAAAGGTGACTTTTCCTTCTGCAGTTAAAGCAAGCTCTCCACCAATTACGGTCTTATCGCCACCCTGCTCAGTATAGTTTTTCGTGTTATATCCCATGGTTTTCCCTCCTTATCAAAGTGAAAGGAAGGCAGTAACTAGGACCACCTTCCTATTAGATTACTTAGGCCTTTTGCTGAAGCACCTTGATGGCTTCAGGAAGGATCAGCTTCGCATCCAGTCTCTGGGATGCAAGGAAACCCACCTGACCACTTGCTGCATAGAGTTCGTTCAGACGCTTGAAGGTTCTACCCTGACGATCAGCAATCCAGTAGTACTTAAAGTCTCCGAAGAGAATGGTCTTCTCCCCCGCTGCAGCTGTTGGCATGTACTGAGAAGTTGCCACTGGACGATTGAGAATCGTATCCGGTGTGCCCGCCTGAACAGATGGCTGCCACAGGTACTGACCCTGACCATCTTTCAGCTTTCTGATGGCCTTGATGGTTGCATCGTTCACAAGGAATGTGGCGTTCTTTCTGTAGGCCGACTTCAAGCTGTGGTAAAGGTCCAGCACTTCATCAATGGTGATGGCTGTCGCACTTGCTGCGGTCACACCGAGGCTTGCTCCACCGGTTGTATGAAGAAGACCTGTAGGTTTGCTGCTTCCGTTTCCAGTGAGGAATGCTTCCTCTTCAGCTGCTCCGATTCTTCTTGCAAACTCAGCTGCAATGTAGGCTTCAAGGTCGAAGTAGCTGTCATTAAGAAGCTCGTCAGAAACCTTCAGCATGGTACCAAGTTTGTAGGCCGACAAGGTCACCTGAGTGAATGCATCGTCGCTTTCAGTGAAGGCGGCTTCCTCGTCCATCCATGTAGCGGATCCCTGACTCGCCACCACAGGAATCTTTCTATCACCATGGCTGGTGTTGATGACATTACACAGATTTCTGAGGACGTTGGCTTCCTGAAGAGCCTGCACAAGCTGGTTCTCGTATTCATCTGGCACAAGGAAACCACCTTCGGAATCTTCACCAATCTGCAGTGCGTTTTGAACAGAAGGATGCACCTTGTTTCTCATGGCACCCCAGAATGCACTTTTATAGGCATTGGATGCTCTACCTGTTTTTTCTTCGGTCATCATGTCAGGTCTTGAAGCTAAAGGTCTTGTGTTGGAAGCTGAAAGCTCTCGGTCCATAGCTTCTTGACGCTCAAGGCGCTCAATCTCCTTACCAAGGCTGACTACCTCGTCTTCCATCTTTTCATAGACGGCATTGTCTTCTGGCTTGATCAGCCCGTTCTCCTGACGATGCTCATCCAGGAAGATTTTCGTCTGTTCCCATACCTTGGCACGTTTCTCTCTTAGTTCTTGAATTTTACTCATATTCATTACCTCCAATTTTTAATAAGTTCCAGCCGTCTTTCCAGCTGGGCAATAGGGATC